CTCTCATCTTTAAGCATGTCAGACCAAGCATTTGGGGAACGCACACCACGCTTTGCTTTCTCCACCATTTCCAAACACATTTTGCGCAAGAGCAGACTCTCCTCATTATCACGCAAACGCAAAATGCCCGAAACATCCTCCAAATAGTGTTCCTTTCCATGAGTGCCTTTCTTCTTTATTGTCGAGAAGTAAAACCCAGCAGATGATTCAATGTTGAGCCTATCCGCATACTCGTCATTCGCAAAGCCAGATATTGCCTCATCGATAGTGTAGACCCGCCTTGGAGCCAAGCATTCATAAGCAGCAAAATCGTCATCAAACGATTCACAAATTTGTTCCAAAATACTGGGCGACAGACCAACATTTGCGACACCATACTCCTCAACCGCATCAAGTAAAGGAAAAGCTCCTGTTCGTAGCAAGCGTGGGTCTCTCGGAGTTAAGACACTGGGCTCAGTTACGTGTTTAAAAACCTTGTCATAAATAACTGAGGGCACAATATCACTTTTCGTTGGGATATGCACTGCATACTGCTTTTCAATAACCCCAAAATAAGCAAAATTCCCACCTGGAACTGAAATAAGGGAATCACTCAACGCTCCTTGGGGATCTAACTTAAGAACAGGAGTCCCTATAACGTTCGTGAACCCCTTATCATCCATGATTTTCTTCGCTTCACAAAACATTTCATACGTTATCAAATCAAAGAAAGCATGGTTAACGCCACGCAAGCCTGCTGTGTGTATTCCCACTAACTTGCTTTGCAAGCGAGAATCAAAAGCAACAAGAGGAGAACCACAATCACCAGGTTGAGATGGAATATTTGTGTTCCAGCCGTACTGGCAATAAAATTTCTCTCCCCTAAACGAGTACTCATTTGATACCGTTCTTTCTCTCAAGGAAACAGCAGTTGCCATCCCTGATCGTACCTGTATAGCATCATTAGCTATCAACACGGCAACGCATGCAAACCGTGTATGATGCGGCAAATCCTCCTCCTTTATCAAATGAGAGGATAAATCTTTAAATGGGCGCATAGCAAACGAACAAACATACAAGCACACATCACGGTCCTCGAAAGCAACAAGTCGC